TCAACCTGTCTTAATTTCACCATGAGGAACTACTACCCAGTCGATATGATTTTGGGTATAGATCTTCGTAGATTTTGCATCACTATGAGCCATTCGACCTTGTGGATCGATACCACTTTTATCAAAAAGAAAAGCCGCCAAAGCTCGTATTTCGTGAAACGTGGGCCTCTCTTTCATTGCAAGGTGATCGTAAAGATGAAGATCATCGCGCACAGCAGAGAATGCCCGGCTTAGATAGTCTGGTGCCACCTGCGTTGGATGAGTAACCTCTTTGCTTGGCTTTACACTCCTTTCCGGGATCCTGTGAACAATAAACGGGCTGGCGATGTTGTCACGACTACTATCAATAATTCGCTTAAGTTCTTCGCCGATTGGGATAGCCACATGTGAGGCTTCCTTCTTTTGAACTTTTTGCCGATGAATATAGAGCGTGCCGTACAATCCATTTTCTGGAGTATCGAGCCAGACGCATCCACATACACCATTTTTTGGCTGCTTTATTGAATAACGAATCCGGGATACCTCAAGTCGTGCGTGTGTTGTCTGCATAGCCAAATCCATGGCTGTTTTCAGCCACAGATCAGCAGCCCGGTGAATTGCCTTGAAACTATCCAGCGATAAACGCTGACGCGCCTTCTCATCTACTCGGCGCATCTTTTTGCGGGTCGCCGGGTTATCCATCATGAGCGATTCATCTACAGCATATGAGAACAACTTTTTAAGAAAGCTCACCTTTCTGTTCTGGACGTTCGCCGACGCATCAGTATGGAACTCGTTAATAAATGCATTCACATGCTCAAGCTCAATATCGCAGGCCGCAATATTCACGAAAAACTGCTTAACACGTAAAGCATCGTTTCTCCAGTCTTCCAGCGTGCTGGCAGATGGCCTTTCATCTTTTATCGCTCTTTCCAGAATATGATCTACATGATCTGAAAATGGCAATGCCTCACCATTTGTGCCACCTGATTCTCGAATAAGGCTGTCAATTGTAGGGATACTTTCTGGTCGCATCCTGACGTTATATTCACGGGCGATAGCTATAGCCATTACACGATCTTTACCGAGTGTTTTTTTCTTACCGGTAACGAGAGTGAATTTATATACGCCACGATCTTTATCGAAAAAAAGAAAATCTGGTAGATGCCGGTATTCTCTTTTTCTTGGCCTTGCCGCCATGATCATTCCTCAATTAAACGGCGAACTTCCTGATTAATAAACGAGTCGACACCCCATTTTTCAGAAGAGGATACCCAGACCCCACCATCGACTACCCGCCCAAGCAAAACACCATTTTCAACCCAGCGCTTGATAGTACGATTGTCTGGAACAGATCCGGCTTCGAACTCTCGTTTACCCCAGATGCTCGCCTTCATTAGTTTGGACATGGCTACCTCTCCACTTAGCCCGGCTGCACCCGGGCGTTAATCATTTTGCTCTACTGCTCGCAGCACGGCAGATATTATTCGTTATCGTCGTCACAACATTCCAGAAGTGGATTCATTCGCTGACCTACCTGGCTTGCGTAACCACGGCGACCGAGATTGTGAAGCACGCCATAAATTTCGAACATTTCAGTGCGCTCGTTACCAATACCCAGATCACATGCCAGCACATGACACTCAGTAGCCAGGGCAGATATCTTTTGAAGCAACTCAACTTTATTCACCTTGCACCTCCGGCTTCGGCGCTGACTCTGTTTCCATGGCGGCGTCGATCTGCTCACGTAATGTTGTAGCGTGAGCTTCACTCCAGTCGTCACTGGTTGTTTGAGACCAAAAAAGGCTGTGGCTGCCGTAAACCTGAGGCTCCCGTACGTTTACCGTTTTTGATACCAGCCAGTCCATGCGCCGCACATCATCCGGGATTACCGGAGAGTTCAACTCATCACTACTGCTTACTGGCTCACTGGTGAGCATGGCGGCGCGGCAAGATTTCATCCGAAGTATTTCTTCGCGGATAACATCAATGCAGTCTTTCGAGTCCATTAAGTAATCTTCTTCGAAAAGTTTTTCCTGCTCCTTTTCTATAGCCGCGATAAAAACGCTAGCAATGTGCTCAGTCACCTGCACCGCATTACCCTGCTGCGGGTGAAGGTAGAGCGGCGTAACTCTCAAAGTCAGAGAGTCGTCGCTCTGGTGAATTAAATTACGATACATCTCTGCATTTTCAGCTGATGAATGCGTGTTATAGATCTCCCCACGCATATCAGTTAATGCGTAACAAGCTGGGGTAGCTTGCTGTTCTTCGGCGGCAAGGAGGCAGCGGGCCATCGCTTCAGCTTCTTCGGCTGGCAACATTACATTGCGGTCATTGCCGTATGTTTCACGCCATGATGCGATTTTTTCCAGTCTTTCTTTGCTTGGTGTCATAGGTTATCCCTCGCGCTCGACAACATTCTTACGATTAGAGCGACACACCAGAGCCCAAAAATTCATGCCGCATATCAGCGCCGCCATAGTTTCTGCCCGGCGACGGAATCCCAATTTATTAGACTTCCCGACCGAGCGTTTTCTCTGGCGCATTACCTTTCTCGTGTGCGCCGCTTGCACTTCCTGCTGTCGCTGTTTTGATGCGTAAACGCCTTTTGCTGGTATTTTTCGCGCTTGTTTCTGGTATGCGGTTAATAGGTCATGTACGTCTGTAGATTTGCTCATGGCTTCACCCTGTCACGCAATTGGGCGGCGATATCTGCACCGGTACACACTGCGCCAGCGATAAATTGATCCGTAGCGGGCGTTGGAGGCAACCGCGTGGAGGCATAATCAAAATCAGCCCCATCCTTTACGAAGCACTCCGTGTTGATGAAGTCGCGCAGGCTGGCGTTTTCACACTCGAGCTGGTGGCTTCGTTCCATGGATTCAGAAAGCGCGACGTGGGTAACATCAAGGCGTGCTGCTAATTCTTTCATCAGCACGGCATCCGCCTCTCTGAGAAGGCGAGCCACTTTGTAGGCCCGCGCTATCAGTTCTTTGACTTTCAGGCGCATGTGCGGCCCTCCCTCAGCTCATTGAACCGGTTCATAAACAGACCATAAGCCTGTCCCGGGCGCAGCGGGATAATCTGGATAAGATCCGATGTCGGAATACCTTCCAGCATCGGCCACACGGTACCGTCATCAATATCAAGTTCGCGGCGCTCGGTCGCCAGCATGGTCAGGTCTGCATATTTAACTACCGAACTGGTTTCTTCCGGCAAGCCAAATTTATGGCGAATCAGGATATCGATCCGCGCCTCAATAAACCGATAATCCGGGATCAGCACTTTTAAAGGTGAGGGCAGATCACAGCAGTAAGCCTCTGCACCATCATGCAGGAGTGCTTCAAGGGCGAACTCCGGTGGCACAAGCTGGCTACAAAGCACAGAGTGCTCCGCCACGCTGTAGAACTCCGGAAGGTGTCCGCCGAAACGGCATGTATGCGAAAGCGCCGTTGCGATATCCTCTATAACGATATCGGCGGCGGTGGAATTGAGGTAATCAAATTGCTTACCAGATAGTGTCTGAATAAATCCCACTGTTTTTTCTCCATATAGCTGGCGCTCTGCACCGCGCCTGATTTTGGTTGCACGAATCCCTCGCCTGACGGCGATAATGAAAGTGAGTTCGTTTTAATAAGCGCCCGATAAGAAAGGCACTTAGTGAAACGGGCAGCTGCCACCGCCGGTTAGTTTCTCCACACAACACAAAAGAGCACCTGTGCTTTACGCCAGCACCCGGATGGATTGGGTTATGGGCCCGTCATCCGGTGATGCTCTTGTGTGTTATGTAAAAAGGGCGGTACCAGCGACTTAAAGGGTTAACTCTGGTACCGCCAAGACTACACACAGCAATCACGATCCTAACGTGATGAGGTTGTGGCACCGGGTCGCTAACCCGCTTATTCCCCGCCGCTCTGTTTAGGTATTGGCCGCCAGTTACTACGGCTCAGTCGATTTACGGGTCTTTGCGTCGACCGGCGCTGCAATACGCTTGTATACGCCACAACGGTGAGAGCACTGCGTAACCTGGCACCGATCTGGCTGCCGGTCGGTTTGTACTGGATTCTTCCCCAGCCACTGGCCCGGACAACAAAGCTTCTATGTGCGTTCCAATCAATGCTCTCGCCTGTTATGTGCCTGTCTTTTCACCACATCAGGCTCGGTGGTATTCTTGGCGTTCTCACACAACCAAGAAGGTTAAAATAATGAATGACTATGAAATGCTTCATCGAGCCATTCTCACTGGGCTTGCTGAACATTACGGAATTTCTGAATATGATTACCGTAATAACTCTCAATTAACTAATCCGGCTTTATGCCGTAGCCATCTTTATAAATTGATGTTAATTGAGCTTTATCTGCACGAACATCGCAGCAGATTTAAGAATTCTGTTCTTCATCTGGATGGTGTCTCTGCGCTGCATCATCTTGTCTTTCTGAAGACCCATTGGATGCCTGAAAAAATTCGGCAAATGGATTCTTATGATCTTCTTTGGACGCTTCTGGATGAGTTGGTTCCTGGCAAACTGAGCGATAAAGCTCAGAGCTATTTACAAACGATTTCAAACAATCAGCTTCTGATAGAAACTGAATTAATGAACTACGAAGGCTGGGAGATAGGTTCGGGTGGTCGATATCTAAAAAATGAGTGATACAAAGTTGTGCACGCTCTAATTTTCCCAAGAGCGTGCGCAGACCCCAGCTAACTTCACAAAGATCATTGTTAATGGTATCAACATCATCCAATTGAGATGTAAGTTTCTCTTTCAGCATTAATGTTTCAGTTGTCACATTCATAATTTTCCCTTCACTCGGCCTCTGCCCATCTCATTCGCGAATCATCCGGTCATTCATACGCCACCGGCGGCTACTTCGTGGACATCTTGCTTATTCGCTGTTGCTACGAGGTACATTATGTATCTCTATGGTACATTGTCAAGTATAAAAAAACCCGCAAATGCGGGTTCAGATGATGCATTAGTTTTTGTATTGAAATCTTCTCGGCTTACCTGAAAATATGACGGTGCCAATTATCGAGCAGTTTCCATTGATTTTAATGTATGGCTCAGGCCAATTAGAGTTCAATGCCTTCAGATACTTAGCACTACCATCCTCAATCAGCCTCTTAAAGGTTGTCTCTCCAGAATCATGCATGAGGGCAATAACGTCATCCCCATGTACGGGCGGGACCTCAGGATCTACAAAAATCATATCGCCAGGGCGATACTCATCGACCATAGAGTCGCCTATGACCCTGAGTATGTATGTCATGGCCCCACATTGTACGGGACATGGGTATTTCTCAATACTTTCCAAGTCAACCTCTGCATAACCGACTTCGGTCCATGCCCCTGCTTGCACCCAAGAAATTACCGGGACTAATATAATATTTCTACTAGTGTCTGATACATCAGGGTTTTTTGCAACATTAGTTGTTTGATGCTCTTGATCAAGCCAACCAAGAGGTAGGTCAAAACATTTTTCAATGTGGCGTGCCATAGCATCACCAATATTTTTGGACGCTCCTTCACCCATAAACCTGCTGGTTTGGGTTGGCTCTCTGTCAATCATGTTAGCGAAATATGTATTACCACCAACACCATCGCGGAGCTTTCGTGCGTTTAGACGCCGTATTTCCTGAATCGTTTTCATCCCAGAATTAGACATTGTGTACCCTAAAGGTACAAGTACCTTGTAGGTTCATTATATTCGTGTAATATGTACACGGGAGGTACATATTATGAAAGAGTATTGGGACTCTTTATCTAAAGAGCAGCAATTCGAGTTAGCAGCGAGCGTCAAGTCAACTCCGGGTTATTTGCGCCTGGTTTTCAATGGCTATAAGAAAGCAGGATTTTCACTCGCTAAAAAGCTCGAAGAGATCACTGCTGGCGTAATTACAAAATCCGATTTACGGCCTGACATTTACCCAAAACAGTAACGTTTTGTGCAATGAAAATACACCACACAAAGGAGGTGTTAACCGTGGGTAATCACTGGCAAGTAGAAAAGCAGCCCGCCTGGCTGGTGACTGCAATCAAAAAGACCATTTCAAGCCTTCCCGGCGGCTATGGCGAAGCGGCTGAATGGCTGGGCGTTACAGAAGATGCATTGTTCAACCGGCTGCGCGCTGGTGGCGATCAGATTTTTCCTCTGGGCTGGGCGCTGGTACTCCAGCAGGCGAGCGGACAGAAGCTGATTGCTGATGCAGTGTCGCGGCAGTCGAACAGCGTCAACGTTCCACTGGTGGAAATTGAAGACGTTGATAACGCAGACATCAATCAGCGCCTGATGGAATCTATCGAGTGGATCGGCAGGCACTCACAGTATCTGCGTCAGGCAACAGCCGATGGCGTAATTGATGCAGCAGAACGTGAGCAAATCGAAGAGAACAGCTATCAGGTCATGGCGAAGTGGCAGGAGCATCTGACGTTGTTATATCGCGTTTTTTGTCCGCCAGAAAAGAGTGACGCCCGCGAGTGTGCAGCTCCGGGCGTCTTGGCGTCGTGTGCTTCTATAAGTGGAGAAACTAACGCATGAACAGTGTAACGGCAATTAACCGTTTACCGCAACTTCGGGCGATCCCGGTGCCGGGAACTCCGCTGTTTCAGTATGAAAGGATGGTATCAGGTCGCTGGGTGGCATGTAACCACAGCCGCGCCGCTGGCGTCGTGGGGGTGTTCAATCGCAAGGCGAGGAAACTAACGTGCAGGAACTCAACCGTTACTACCTCGATCCCCGCGGCATCAAAGTTCATGTTGTCGGCTATGACCGGGAAAAGCAGCAGGTCATCTACAGGCGCGCCGGTTATCCGCACGACTGCATGCAGCCTGTTGAACGGTTCCGCGAGAAATTCAGAAGGGTGGAAGGATGAGCACTAAGTTAACCGGCTATGTGTGGGACGCCTGCGCCTCGTCCGGTATGAAGCTGACCAGCGTGGCGATAATGGCCCGCCTGGCGGACTTCAGCAGCGACGAGGGTATTTGCTGGCCTTCCATCGACACTATCGCCCGCCAGTTGGGTGCAGGTGCCAGCACGATCCGTACAGCGATCGCTAATCTTGAAAAAGATGGCTGGCTGATACGTAAACAGCGCCGTCAGGGTAATCGTAATGCATCGAACGTTTACCACCTTAACGTTGCAAAGTTACGCGCTGCGGCATTTTCTCACCTGCCAGATTCTGACATCTCAAAATCTGACACGTCAAAATCTGATGCGTCAGATTCTGATGCATCAAAATCCGACCCGTCGGAATCCTGCAAAAAGGGCGGTTTTGACCCGTCAGAATCTGGCGGGGATCCGTCAGTAAAATCAAAACAAGATCCACAAGTAAAACCTAAACCCTTTTGTCAGGTTGCCGGGCAACCCGACCGGGATGTGATGATCACCGATCAGGCTAAACAGGTTTTAACCCACCTGAACCTGAAAACCGGATCCCGATACCAGGTCTGTAAATCATCGCTGGAAAACATCCGTGCCCGACTGGGCGAAGGTTTCAACCTGGATGAGCTGGTGTTGGTCGTGGACTACAGCACTGCGAAGTGGAGCGAAGACCTCAAGATGGCGGAATACCTGCGTCCGACCACGTTGTTTCAGCCAACAAAATTTCCTGCCTACCTGAAGGCCGCAACCAACTGGGATAAAGCGGGGCGTCCGCTGCGCCAGAACGGGGAGTGGGTTAGCAGTCCGGCAGCGCGCGCGTCGTTCGACAACGTTGATTATTCACTACCAGAAAATGCGGGGTTCCGGTCATGAGATACGGATCAGTATGCAGCGGCATAGAAGCGGCAACAGTCGCCTGGGAACCGCTCGGCTGGAAAGCCGCATGGTTTGCTGAGATAGAAAAATTCCCATCGGCAGTTCTGGCAGCCCGTTGGCCCGAAGTGAACAACCTTGGCGATATGACAAAAATAGCCGCTGCTGTAAGAGCTGGAGAAGTCGAAGCGCCGGATGTGGTGGTCGGAGGCACGCCATGCCAGGCATTCAGTATCGCTGGTTTACGAAATGGACTCGCCGATGCGCGCGGGCAATTAACTCTTTCATATGTGGAGCTGGCAAATGCCATCGACGACAAACGCACTGAGCGGCAGGAAGAAAACGCAATCTTCGTCTGGGAAAACGTCCCCGGTGTCCTGTCCGACAAAGATAACGCCTTCGGCCACTTCCTTGCCGGACTGGCTGGAGAAGATGAAGCAGTCGAACCTGGTGAACGACCTGCAGCAGGTAAAAGCAATGGATTCTGGCGCTGGAATAAAAAAACCGGTAACCACGTTGCAGCATGGCCGCAGCGTGGTTGTATTTATGGACCACAGCGCGCGCTGGCCTGGATTGTCAGAGATGCCCAATACTTCGGAGTGGCCCAACGACGCAAGCGTGTGTTCGTTGTCGCAAGTGCTCGAAAAAGATTCGATCCCGCAGAAGTACTTTTTGAGTTCGACGGCGTGCGCCGGGATACTCCGCCGAGCCGAAACGCGGGGAAGGCAGTTGCCGCCCTTACTGCGTCAGGCGTTGGAACGTGTGGCCCAGACGATAACCAGGCACAAGCTGGGCATCTGATTGCCTTTGGTGGTGGCAATACCAGCGGAAATATCGATGTTGCCGCATGTCTGACAGCGAAAGGTCAACGTATCGACTTTGATGTTGAAACATTCGCGGTACATGGAACGCAGGATCCTGACATTAGTAGCGAACTTGCGCACACATTAGGTCGCAATCACGGTCAGGAAAATGCATGCATAGCGTTCAGCTATAAGGACTATGGTGCTGATGCTTCCGATGATTTAGCTCCTACCATCAGGGCAGGAAATCACGACACCAGCCCCGCTAACAGCGGACAACCGCCAGCAATCGCATTTGCCGAAAATAGTCGGAGTCAAATTCGATTACAGAATGGTGATGGTCAAATTATCGGTCCTTTATCAACGGGCGGGGGAAAGCCAGGGCAGGGATATCCTGCGATTGCCACCGCTCTATCAGTGCGGCGACTGACTCCATGCGAATGTGAGCGACTTCAGGGCTTCCCTGATAATCATACTCTAATTGCCTGGCGCGGCAGAGACGTAGCTGATTGCCCGGATGGGCCGCGCTACAAAGCGATCGGCAACTCTATGGCGGTGCCAGTTATGCGCTGGATTGGCGAACGTATCGCCGCAGCGCTGCCAGCTAAAGAACCAGAGCCAAGCGCATGGCAGCGCCCGTTCCTGAAGTGGGCTGGTGGCAAATACTCTCTTCTGCCGGAACTGGATCGTCTTATCCCGGCGGGAAATCGGCTGATTGAGCCTTTTGTGGGCGGCGGGTCGGTGTTTATCAACTCAGATAAACATGCATCTTTCCTGTTGGCAGATGTTAACGCCGATCTAATCAACCTTTATCAGATGCTGGCGCTAGTGCCGGAAGAGGTTATGCGCCATGCGCGGCTGTTATTCAGCAGCCTCAACACTGCGGAAGGTTACACAGCGGTACGCGACGAGTTCAACCGACAGCTCATCGCGGCACCAGAACGCGCGGCAGCATTCCTGTTTCTCAACCGGCATTGTTTTAACGGCCTGATCCGCTACAACCGCGCCGGTGAATTTAACGTCGGCTGGGGCAAATACCCGGCACCGTATTTTCCTGAAAATGAAATCACAGCGTTTGCAGACATGGCACATAACTGCGTTTTTATGAACGCCGGTTTTCGACGCACGCTGTCTCTGGCAGGTGAGGGGGATGTTGTGTACTGCGATCCGCCTTATGAATCGATGCCGGGTACCGCAGGATTTACGGGCTATGCCGCCGGAGGTTTCAGTCGGGACGATCAGAACGCTCTCGCAGAATGCTGCGTTGCAGCCCACCAGCGTGGCGCGCGTATCGTCATATCAAATTCCGTGGCCCCGCGCATTGTTGAACTGTATGAGCAGCACGGGTTTTCGCTGAATTACGTCACCGCACGCCGATCCATTTCAAGCAAAGGCAGCACCCGCGAGATCGCAAAAGATCTCGTCGCGGTTCTTTAAGGGGGAGCAGTGAAAAAAGACAAAAAATTAACTGTCAGCCAGCAGAGGGTGCTAAATGAACTGATCGCATTCCAGCGCGAGCATGGTTTTTCACCCACTGCGTCAGAACTGGCCGGGCGGCTGGGATTCCGATCTCCTAATACCGCATCGAATCATCTTCGCATTCTTGATAAGAAAGGGGCCATCAGGCTTACACCAGGTATGTCCCGTGGCATAGGCATAATTGGCGATAGTGATGAGGATACTGCGGTGTCGCTGCTCCGGTCGCTGGTTAATGGTGATGAGTACTCCAGAGAACATGCGATCGCTTTCCTCGAATCCCGAGAGGTTGAAGCATGATGTTAACTCTGCCATTTCCGCCAAGCGTAAATACCTACTGGCGCGCTCCCAATAAAGGCCCACTGAAGGGCAGGCATCTTATCAGCGCAAAAGGCCGCGAATACCAGAGCACTGCATGTGCGGCGATAATAGAGCAATTGCGCAGGCTGCCAAAACCTACAACCGCAAGCGCGTCGGTAGAGATTATCTTCTATCCACCCGACGCCCGCCGCCGGGATCTGGATAACTACAACAAGGCGCTTTTCGATGCATTAACGCATGCTGGCGTATGGGAAGACGACAGCCAGGTGAAACGTATGCTGGTGGAATGGGGGGCCAGTGGTACCGAAAGGAAAGGTTGAAATAACGATCAGCAAGTATGAGCCGGCAGTTGCAGCTGCCTGACTAAGTGGAGAAACGCATGAACGAACTAATCAATGCTAACACCGGGCTAACAATGTCCAGCCGTGTCATTGCGGAGCTGGTGGATTCACGACACAGCGATGTGTGCACGACCATCGAACGCCTGATGCAAAAAAGAGTCATTGGGGGGTATGCGGCAATGCCGTACACCCATCCCCAGAACCAGCAGCAGTACCATCACTATGAAGTCAGCAAACGCGACAGCTATGTGATAGTTGCGCAGCTCTGCCCGGAGTTTACCGCCCGGCTGGTGGACCGCTGGCAGATACTGGAGCAGGTCCAGCAAATTGCCGTGCCGCAGTCTTTGCCGGAGGCGCTCCGTCTTGCTGCCGATCTGGCAGAACAGAAACAGAGGCTGACGGCTGAACTGGTCGCCGCTGCGCCGAAGATTGATTTTGTGGATCGCTACTGTACCGCCAGCGGATCAATGTCATTCCGGCAGGTAGCGAAACTGCTTAAGGCTAAAGAAACAGACTTCCGTCTGCTCCTAATTGATAACAACATCATGTACCGGCTGAGTGGCGCGCTCACACCTCACCACCAGCACATTGACGCCGGGCGGTTCGAAGTAAAGACCGGAACCTCTGTTACCTCAAACCATGCATTCAGCCAGGCCCGATTCACTGCGAAGGGTGTTAAGTGGATCGGCGGTATGTGGGCTGAAAATCTGGCGAAGAGGAGCGCAGCGTGAAGGCATTACTAAAACCCGATATTGCGCGCCATTTGGGTATTGTGCTGCTCAGGCCCGGCAGTGATCTGATGACAATTTTTAGTTCAGGCCGGGTACTGGTAGAACCGCAACCGGAAAATATGGCACATCTGCCTACCGGGCGCGTTGCTGATGTCCGGCAGCCGCTGGCAGAAGATGACAGCCTGTATTCATTTTTCTGTGATGAGCGGGTGATCCGTGCTGCAGGTGGTACAGGGGCGCTGGAATACTGGCTTGAACGGAACGGTGGTGAAAAATGCCAGTGGCCGCACTCGGACTATCATCACCGCGAACTGGTTACACGGCAACATGCTCCCGGTGCTTTGCTGTTGTGCTGGCACTGCGATAACCAGCTGCGCGAGCAGACTACAAATAAAATGACGGCGTTGGCCCGGCAGAACGTCGTCAGATGGATCGTGGACGTGGCGCGCGTGTCATCCGGCTACGACGCCACCCGGGAGCTGTCATTGTCTGAATTGTGCTGGTGGGCCGTTTATGCTGGTGTTGCCGACGCTATCCCGGAGAATATGGCGCGCCGTGCGCTGGGGCTACCTGCTGAACTGCATCAGTCTGTTTATCGTGGTCACGATCTCGGGCCATCTGTCGATGGAAAAGAAGTGCTGGGTAAACACCTCAAAAAATACAGGCCAGTAGAACGACAGGCCGCAGAGCCACCAGCAGCTAAACCCGTCGTAAATATCCAGGTTGATCCAGAGTCGCCGGAAAGCCTCATGCTTCGCCCGAAGCGTCGCCGCTGGATGAATGAAAAATATACCCGGTGGGCTAAAGCACAGGTATGCGTGTGCTGTGGCAGGCCAGCCGATGATCCGCATCATCTTATTGGTTACGGGCAGGGTGGTATGGGAACCAAAGCGCATGACCTCTTCGTGATCCCGCTGTGCAGGGCGCATCACGACGAGCTACACACAGATACATCTGCCTTTGAAGCAAAATATGGCAGCCAGCCAGAGCTGGTGCTGAAAACAATAGACCGCGCGCTGGCCTTCGGCGTGCTGGCGTAAAAAATTGGAGATAGGAATGCGTGATATGTATGAAGTATTAGACCGCTGGGGGGCATGGGCTGCGTCGGATAATAGCGGTGTAGACTGGAAACCTATCGCCGCTGGATTCAAAGGTCTTCTCCCACACGGTAAAAAATCACGGCACCAGTGTGATGATGATGATGGAATTATGATTGACGGGTGTGTAGCTCGATTGAGGCAATATAAACCTGAAGAATTTAATCTAATTATTGCTCACTTTGTGATTGGTATCTCGCTGCGCACCATTGCGAAGAAACGAAAGTGTTCTGATGGAACTATCAGAAAGGAATTGCAGACAGCTATGGGATTTATTGATGGCGTTTTATGTATGTTGAAATGAAAAAAAAGGTAGTGATTTATCACTACCTTTTTTCCTGCCTGAGGAAAATGCGTATGTTCTGTCTTATTATTATTAAGCAATGTACAAGAAAGACAATGGTTAGGATGCCGAGCCAGACGCAGAAGAGGCAAGCGTAAAGGTTTGTTGATAAACCTAGGGTGAATTGCGAAATCGCTGTAGCAAGCGAAAGGAAAATCGAAATATTTATAAAGGCAGAGAGGTTATCTAATGGTTTAAATAAATCTGATTCGTTAATATCATCTATGTCAATGCCTTTTGCTTGACAGTAATATTCTTTATATTCTTTCGTGCCAAACACTTTATCCTTAAGGTTGACGATAACAAATGTATGAAGGCTGAGAAGAAAAGAACCGACAGAAATAAAACCCGAAAAAAGGTAGCCTCTAAGATTTTTGTGATGAAACTCAAAAAACTTGGTGCTTACCTCAGGTGAATGTCTATATAAGAAATATAGTCCTAATAATGCAAGGACTGATGTCAATATAAGAAGGGTATATTGTGTTTTCATCCTTCTTCTTGTAACCCATTCAATTAAAGGCATTTTTATTTGCTCCGCTTTCAATCTCGTTTATAATCATATCAAAAATGCCGTTGGTTTGATAGTTATCATTAGTAACTCCATCAACTTGCGGAGCAATTACATCAAAGTCATAAGTTTCAAAAAATACCGGGCAGTTCATGAAATTGACGACTTTTTCGTTATCGGCAAAATCTATAGCAGTGACCCTCGCTTTACTAATTCCAGTAAATCCTTTATAAATATCGGATAGTGTTTGAGCTAATGGAGAGGTTTTACTTCTTTCTTTGGGATCAATGTTAAAATTAATTTGAGTAGAGTTTGTATATGGTTCCAAAGCAGTCATTGGGCCACCTTTGAAATCAATATAATCGAATTTAAAAGATGCGTGGTTTATTTTTTTGAATTTCCTTAAAATGCTTGAAATGTCACTGTTATTCGTTATTAAATTAAAGCTGGGCCTAATCTTGTATTTTTTGTTTATCGCTGTTTTAACCTTCTGTTTGGCTTTGTCACCTAATGATTCTATCTCATTTGCGCATGTAGTTCTTATAAACTCATTGCTAATAGTTTGAAGGTGAGTAAATAGTCCATTCAGTGAACAGGAACCATGATGATACATGAATAATCCTTTCATTGTGGATTTTTTTATTGCAAAAAAATTAAAGCTTACAAGCTTTTCACCATTGATTAAATCTTCAACTTTTAGTTCGAATTTCCCACCTATAGAAGTGGATTTGCAATTCTTTTTTTGAGTTCTGAAAGTTACCACTAAGCCTTTATAATAATTAACATCTTCTGAAATCAAAATCTGCCGAGAGTAATCAGAATGACTATGAATACGATTTGATGTCTTAATAATAGCAGCCATTAAATCAGAGTTATTGACATTAATGTTGTCATTTGTAATAGCAAAGCCAATACTTTTTACTTTCATATGAAATCCTTTTTTCTTAAGTGTGCAATAGGAGTGCAGCTTAAAGCACTAAGGGTCAAAAATCACTAACGCGTACGCAAAAATTGTCTTACTGTGATAAGGGTCAGTACTTCGGCGAGGCGCTTACATACTTGCGCGATATGTCGAACTAGCACCAAACGTGATGATTAGACAATAGAATTTTCCTTTTTCTGGCCTGCTTATCCGAGCAGGCTTTTTTATCCTTTTTACCTATAGCGCTTCCGACACCGACGGAGGTGGAGATGAAACGCATGCTCGAAAAAGACCCCGGCTTCTGGTCAAGCCTGGTATCCTGGCTTTAAGCCACAAAACAGAATGGGGATATGCAGGTGTCGCGGGTATATTTTCTCTACTGCGCTGCGCTGCGCCTATGCCCAGTCCTCATGGACTAAACGTACTCTTGATGCCGTGTCGTGCAGCTCACTGGCTTTCTTCGCTGCGCCCACACTTCAGGCGGTTGGTTTGGTAAGGAAAACGATTAAAAGGCTATGATTAAAACAGTTGGGCCCTGATGACTGGGTTTGCGTTTCGCCAAAATTTGGAGCATCCGCATTCATACCTAACCTAAATTAGGCATGTATGCTAAAGTTTTTTGTCCTTATTAAATGGTTATCGAGGATGCATAAACTTGATTTTCGTACATGGAGAGTGTTTCAAGGTTGTTCCTTTACCTAATAGCGATGAATATATGCTTGTGAAGCCGGGCGATAGATTTCGCATGGTTTTAAACAGAGAGGCATTGCGCTGTGCTGTACGCAAACACTACGGATTAATAGAACGAAAATAAAAAACTAATCCGATCAGGCTGCCAACAGGCGGCCTTTTTTATTTCCCTTCGAACAGTACTCCGACGCAATCGGAGATAAGAGACATGTCCCATATGAGCAAACTCGTAACCGGTGTCGCGCTCGGCACTTCCGGCGGCACCATCCTGAACGGTGTTCTGACAAAACTGAGCCCTGATGAATGGAGTGCTGTCGGCGTGCTGGCTGGTATCGCGGGTATTGTCATCACCGGGCTTATTAACTGGTACTTCAAACGAAAGGTCGCCAATGCCCAGGTAAGGGCGCTGGAGAAATACGGCCCGACGGTAAAAGTTGGAGATGACTGATATGCCGATGACGAGTAGTCTGCGCAATAAACTTATCGCTGCTGCGGGCGGTGGTGCGGTGCTCATCGCCACAATTTTTCTGGGTGGCCATGACGGTGTGGAAGGCAGGAAGTACGAAGCCTATAAAGATGTGGCCGGAGTCTGGACGGTCTGCGACGGTCATACCGGACGCGATATCGTCCGGCACAAAACCTATACCGACCGGGAATGTGATGCTCTGCTGTGGAAAGACCTGCAGCCGGCAAAACGCACCGTTGACCAGCTAGTAAAGATGCCGGTGGGCGAATATCAGCGAGCTGCTCTCTACAGCTTCGTGTTTAACGTCGGATCTGATGCGTTTTCCAAATCCACTCTGCTGCGGAAACTCAATAAAGGCGACCATGCCGGAGCATGCGAAGAGATGCGCCGCTGGGTTTACGCTGGTGGCATGAAATGGAAGGGCCTTCAGAACCGGCGCGAGATGGAGCGTTCCATGTGCCTGGCGGGAGGTAAAAATGACCTTTAAAGCAAAACTTATCGGTGCGCTGGTGGTTGCTGGCCTGCTGGTGGCGCTGGGCTGGGCGGTTAATAACGCCATTACCTATAAAGAGCAGCGCGATAAAGCGAAAGGCGACCTGCTGCTGGCGAACGATACCATCAGTGACATGAAGGTGCGCCAGCGCGACGTCGCCGCTCTCGATGCGAAATACTACGGAGAACTGGCAGATGCCAAAGCGACTATTGGCCAGCTTGAACGTGATGTTGCTGCTGGCCGTAAGCGGCTGCAACTCAACGCCACCTGTCGAACGAACGGAACGCCCGGCTCCACCAGCGTGGATGATGGCGCCAGCCCCCGACTTACTGACGCCGCTGAACGGGATTATTTCACCCTCAGAGAGCGAATCGAAACCATTACCAGTCAGTTGGCGGGTATACAGCAATACGTTCGCGAACAATGTCTGAGATAACGGGATGCATCTAATTGAATTACAGAAGTTAGAATGATTTTTGATGCGTTGATTTGTAATGGTGGCAACTTATTAATTTGGTAAATTCAGATGCTTATTTAGTAGTGTTTGACTTGGTTTTATGACTTCGTAGACATTTTTATCATTAACTTTAATTTTGATTAGTCGACTAATGATAACTATAAGAATGCTTCACTTTTTTATAGTTACAATTGTATATAAATAAAAGATAGATGAAACATACTGTATGACTTCGAGGTGACACATAAGGCATTAGCTCAATACAAGGCAGTTGCAAGTATGTTATTTTTTATTTGTGAAATGATAAACGTGTTAATTAGTTTTAAATTGAAATGTCTTTAATTGAATCACTTTCCTTAAAAATTAATTAAATTTTCTCATCTGTTTTTTGCAATTTTCAAAATATAGATTACGATTTATCTTAGTAACATCAAAAATGCTCTATTACAAGAGGGTCTTTTATGGATTGTGTCAACTTAACAATGTATGCGACAGACGGAACAACAGTCGTCTCAAACAGGAATTGCTTTACCGAAGCTCAGGTAGAATCTTTTTTTGATACCGCGAATGACTATCATCTATTGAAGAACGTTAAAACAATTTGGACTATCTTCAATGGCGGTGTCAAAGGCCCCTCAGGTGTTTTTCCTGAATGCCATCCACCATGGGAGGGTATTGCCAATCTTATGAAAGAAATCCTTAGTGAGTATAACTTTGAATATCAACCAGATAGTCCAAACGATGATGGTCCGGGAGATGGCGGCGGATTATTTGGGGACACTGACGTCAATGGTGAACCTATTAATGGTGGAGGCGAAGGCGAGGGTGAAGGCGGTGGTGGAGAAGATGGTGGCGATGACGGAGATGGCGATATTCCAATTCTCGTCCCTGATGACTAACTAACGCCATTATTTTACATATTTATTAATATAAAAATTCAAGTAAAGTGTATTGTATTTTATACATTTTGAGTGTTTTATTGTAAATATATCAGCCGCCTCCAGGCGGCTTTTTTATTATCCATACCTGCCACTTGTCTTCGCTAGTGGTTTTTTATTGGATAATCAATGCAGGTTATAGTTGAAGGTATTCAATATCTCCCGGCATGCGCTTTCTCTCCCTGTATCGGTATAGCTATTACGACCCATAACCGCTCTGATGTTTTTAGCAGGGCGCTGGGCCACCAGCTACTGCATTTACCCACCGGTGCGCTGGTAGTTGTGATCGATGATGCTTCAGCTCCGGCAGCCACTGCACCCGATGCCATGAAACTTATAAGGCACAATACATCGCTGGGCATTGTTGCATCGAAGAACGCCAGCCTGACCGCGCTGATGGATGCCGGGTGTGAATATCCGTTTCTTTATGATGATGCCCTACTCAGTCTGTCGATCGCATGTACCAAAATGCAAGAAGCATGCATGTGGGCTTGCCGCTCTGTTGCCCCGCCTGACGCCGTGAAGCATTACAGCAGGCATTCACTGAGTGCCTGTGATAATGGTTGGCGGTTGCTGGATTTTCATAAGGTCAGTGAAAAATAAGGTATTGGTGAGATAAAATTCGTTATCAATGTACCGTCGCGATAAAGAGTAATTATTGCTTCGTTTATTGCAGCATAATAATCTGTGATAACAGTATGTGTGCTCATTTAGAACCATTCGTTCAGCACATCCGCAACTCTATGGTTATTTGCGCTGTGAACATTTGAAGGCAGCCTACACTGAGGCCAGCTCTTCATTACAGCCAACACCAGTGTAGAAGAGCTTGCTGGCCCGTTTATTCCGGTGATAATTCCGGGTGGCTCCTGATTATCTCTGGTAATGGAGCGGGCCGGTAGTAAATAAAGGTCACGAGATTTTTTCGTGGCCTTTTTCTTGCCCGATATAAATCAATGCCTTAGGTAAACCAGAAAGTTTTACAGATAAAAAAAATCCCTCAGGTGCATGAAATCCGGACTTGGTACTGTACCTGAGGGAGTGCAAATGCACGTTCGTTACCGAATCAATTTAAACCGAACGAGAAGATTTGGCACGAAAAATACCCAACACCCGAAGCGGCCATCACATTGTCAGATCTACTGTTATTGCAAAGCTTAGCCACTGGCATTCGCTGGTGGCTTTTTTATTGGAGCATCTATGCAGGTCATAATTGAAGGTGTTCATTATGTCTCGGCTTGCGCTTCATCTCCCCATATCGGTATTGCCATTACCACGCATAATCGCGCTGACGTATTAAGCCGGGCGCTTGCCCACCAGCTACAGCATTTACCCGCATGTGCGCTGGTGGTGGTGATAGATGATGGTTCAGCACCGGTGGCTACCGTTCCCGATGGCGTAAAACTGATAGGACATGATACATCGCTCGGCATCGTCGCATCAAAGAACGCCAGCCTGACCGCGCTGATGGATGCCGGGTGTGAGCATCTGTTTCTTTGGGATGATGACGCCTGGCCGATAGCAGACAACTGGCATTTGCCTTATATCGAATCGCCCGAACCGCACCTTGCTTACCAGTTTCTTGATCTCGCCGGGCCGCGCAAGCTGAACGATCTGGCGGTGCTTTACCGTGACGATCAGCATGTGGCCTATACCGGGCAGCGTGGCGTAATGCTCTATTACCACTGCAGCGCTGTTGAGAAGGTAGGAGGCTTTGATCCGGTCTATGGCCGCGGGATGTACGAGCATAGCGACCTTGCCTTGCGCATCCACAATGCCGGGCTGACAACGTGGGCGTACGCTGATGTTGCTGGTTCGGAAAAGTTAATTCATTCATTGGATGAGCATGAAGAGGTTACGCGCTCTGTTTCACGACCCGATCGTGAGGTGCTGGTGGCGCGCAATGTGAAGATCCACAACGAGCGCCGGGATGCCGATCATGTCGGTTATGTGGAATACCGCCCGCGTCGTAACGTAGTGATCACCACATTGTTAACCAGTCAGCCCGACCCGCAGCGCGGCGTAAAAATGCAACCTGACCCGGCATTATTACGCGGCTGGGCAACGTCAATCAGTGGCGCTGATGCGGTTGTGCTTGCTGACGAACTGACTGAAGCGCTACACGGTGCACAGGTGGTGGATGTTCCTGACGTGACAATGAATGTTTATTTCCGGCGCTGGCTGCATATCTATCATTATCTTCGCGATCACCCTGAGTATCATCTCGTCTGGTGTACCGATGGTACCGATGTCGAGATGTTGCATGCGCCGTGGGGTGAAATGGCGGCCAGAAAGATTTATGTCGGCTCAGAACCGAAAACATATGCTGATGCGTGGGCACGGCAGAATCACCCGGAGAAACCCTATCAGGACTTTCTCGTTGAGCACCGCCACGATGTCATGCTGAACGCAGGGCTACTGGGTGGTAAGCGTGAAGATGTGATGGCGTTCGCGCATGGCATCGTGCGTCTGTATTACCGCATTGAGAGTAACCGCTTCTGGCAAACTGAATGCGCTGGCGCGGCGCTGGGAGACATGCTGGCTTTCGGCATTGTGGCGAAATCATTTGGTAGTCGGATTGTTTGCGGTCCCCAGGTAAACACAGTATTTAAAACTGAAGGTGTGGGTAAGGAGTTTGCCTGGTGGAGACACAAATAAAGTTTGTGGTAGTCGGCCATCACTCGCGATGCGTGCAGGCTCGTAGCCTGGCTGAATCTCTCGATGCCTTTCTTCTCATTGATGGCGGGAACCACGGCGCGAACTGGAATCATCGCCGCGCGCTTGAGTGGTCCGCCTGCCAGTCCTGCCGTGTAGTGGTGCTGGAAGACGACGTACAACCGGTGAATGGTTTCGTCAGGCATGTTACCGACTGGCTGACGCGTTTTCCTGAGGACATGCTGAGCTTTTATCTTGGCACCGGACGCCCACCTCAGTATCAGATGAAGATAGCGGAACAGCTAATTAAGTCTGACCGGCTGCGTAGCGACCACATCACGCTGCCTCGGCTGATACACGGCGTCTGCTACAGTGTACCGCCACAGCACATCGGCAGGGTGCTTGCACGATGGGACAGCAACAAGTCAGCAGACTTTGCTGTTGGTGATGCGTATGGCGATTCGGTTATATACCCCTGCTGGTCGCTGGTGGACCATGCCGATGGTGAACCGGTTGAGCGTCACCCTGACGCAGCGCCACGTACTGAGCGCCGTCGGGCATGGAGGGTGTTATGAAGGCAGGACCGCGCATCTATGGCAGTAAATGGGATAAGGAGCGCATTGCTTTTCTGCGCCTTCATCCGCTCTGCGCCATGTGCCAGGAGCAGGGCAGAGTGACGTCCGCAACGGTGGTTGATCACATCATCCCTCACAGGCTAAAAGAAGCACTGAACGCCGGGGACTCTGTCGCGATAGCAAAGGCCCAGAAGCTTTTCTGGAGCCGGAGAAACTGGCAGGGACTCTGTAAGCAGCACCATGACTCAACCAAACAGCGTATGGAGAAGCGCGGCATCATCATTGGATGTGATGAGAACGGCATCCCCCTCGATCCAGCATCGCACTGGCTCAAGTGATAGTGATTATCATTTGCATCGTAAAGGGGGGGAGGGCGGGTCAAAACTTCAGAACCCTGAGCCCGTATGACCGCCGCCAGTCATTTTTACACACAACCGCGAAATGAAAAGTTTTTTTCCGGGAGGTTCCGATGGCAGGACGACGCCCGAAACCGACCCACCTCAAAGTGGTTACCGGCAATCCAGGCAAACGAAAACTCAACGACAAAGAACCTGCGCCCGTCAGAGAAATACCCAGTCCGCCCGCTCATCTTACTGACTGGGGAAAAGTGGCGTGGGGAAAACTGACCGTGCTGCTTGATGGCATGGGGGTTCTCACCGTTGCAGACACGCTGGCGCTCGAGCGCCTTTGCGATATTTACGCCGACATTCTTCAGTTGCGTCTGACCATTGCTGACGAAGGGCGGACCTATACCGTGCAGACCGATGGCGGTTTTTTGATTAAGGCTAATCCGGCGGTAGCCATGCTGGCTGATGCTGATCGCCGCTTTAAAAGTTACCTGGTCGAATTCGGTCTTACCCCTGCCGCCAGGACGAAGGTGAAAGTTGATGGTGGAGAGAAAGAAGAAGACCCGCTCAACCAGTTCTTCGGTTGACCCGGCCACGCAGTACGCGATGGACGTTACGTCCGGGAAAGAAATGGCCGGTCCGGATATTCGTAATGCCTGCAAGCGCCATCTGGCCGATCTGAAATCCTGCCACGCGCGCAGGCTGCGCTGGGACACAGAAGCTGCGCAACGGGCGATCGACTTTTTTGCAAAAGTCCTGAAGCTCAACGGTGGGGACTATGAAGGGAAACCGTTTAACCTGCTGCCGTGGCAGTGCTTTATTGTTGGCTCGATATTCGGCTGGAAAAATAGTGAGGACTATCGCCGGTTCAGGATGGTCTATGTGGAATCAGGAAAAGGTTCAGGTAAGTCGCCCCTGGCGGGCGGCGTCGGTCTTTACTGTCTGGTGGCCGATAAAGAGCCCCGCGCTGAAGTGTATGCAGCGGCGACGAAAAAAGACCAGGCCATGATCCTTTTCCGTGATGCGGTGGCCATGGTTGACCAGTCTCCGGCGCTGGCGCAGCGGATCAACAAATCCGGTGGTGCTGGTAAGGAGTGGAATCTGGCCTTCTTACAGGCAGGCTCCTTTTTTCGCCCCATCAGTTCAGACGATGGCCAGTCAGGGCCACGGCCTCACTGCGCGCTGATTGATGAGATACACGAACATAAAAATAACCAGGTCGTTGAAATGATGCGCGCCGGTACCAAGGGGCGACGTCAGGCACTGATTTTTATGATCACCAACAGCGGGCATGATAAAACGAGCGTCTGCTACGACTATCACGAATACGGCCGTAAGGTTGCAGAAGGATCAGTTGAGGATGACAGCTTCTTTTCTTTTATATGCTCACTTGATGAGGGTGAAGATCCCCTCAAGGATGAATCCTGCTGGAAAAAAGCCAATCCGTCGCTGGGACACACCTTCACGGAGCGATACCTGCGCGAGCAGGTCATCCAGGCACGCGGTATGCCGGCGAAAGAGAGCATTGTCAGGCGGCTTAACTTCTGTCAGTGGGTGGATGCTGATAACCCCTGGATGAGCAGCGATGTCTGGATGGGCTGTGAAGAGGATTTCGATCCTGCCGAACTACAGGGAGAAGAGTGTTATGGCGGCCTCGATCTGTCCGGTAGCCGTGACCTGACCGCGCTGGCCCTTTTCTTTCCGAAACAGCGGAAGCTGCTGGTGGAATTCTGGACGCCAAAAGACACGCTCGCCGATCGCGCCAAAACAGACCGTGTTCCCTACGATGCGTGGGAGCGAAACGGCTTTATTCATACCACGCCGGGCAAGGCGGTGAAGTACGGTTTCGTTGCTGAGCGCATCGCTGATCTGTCCCAGCAGTTTTTTATAAAAGCCATCGCGTTTGACCAGTACCGGATCAAATATCTGGAGCCGGAGCTGGAACAGGCCGCCGTTGCGGTCCCGCTTATCCCGCACGGACAAGGATATTACAAGGCTCAGGAGTCGGGGTTGTGGATGCCGCATTCAATCGAGCTGTTTGAAGGTATGCTCGACGAGTCATCTGTGGTGATAAAGACCAATCCCTGTCTGCGCTGGAATGCCGCTTCAGCAGTGACAGAGGCAGATCAGAAAGAAAACCGTATCTTTGCCAAAAAGAAAAGTACCGGCCGTATCGACGGCGTGGTGTCGTCAGCCATGGCTATCGGTGCCGCCGAAAGTTATGAAGATGACTCCGGCGATATCGATGACTTCTTCAGTAATCCCATCATAGTGTGAGTCACCATGAATAAAGAGAAAAAGCCGGGCCGGATGAAAAGTGTGCTTCGCCGGTGGCTTGGCATACCTGTTTCCCTGACCGACAGTGAGTTCTGGTCGGCATATGCCGGGAGAGAAACCGCCTCCGGGAAATCCGTTACTGTGGACAAAGCGCTCCAGCTGTCAGCGGTCTGGTCTTGTGTGCGGCTACTTTCCGAAACCATTGCCACGCTGCCAGTCGGCTTTTATGAGAAAACCGATGACGGGCGGGAAGCGGCCAGTTCTCACCCGCTCTATGAACTGCTGCATAACCAGCCCAACGCCGATATGACCGCCGTGGAATTCTGGGAAGTGATTATGGCCAGCCTGCTGCTCTGGGGAAATGCCTACGCAGAGATTGATCGCACCGGGAAGCGGATCACCGCGCTGGTGCCACTGCGACCGGAACGAATGAAAGTGGAACTCAGCAACAGCGGCGCGCCTGTTTATACCTACCGGGACTGGCCTGGCGGGAAAATACGGAATATTAACGAGCGGGATATTATGCATATCCGTGCCTTCAGCACGAACGGCATCATGGGACTGTCGCCGGTGAGCTACGCCCGGCAGACGCTGGGGCTGGCGATGGCGACCGATGAAGCCAGTGCGAAGGTGTTTAAAAACGGCATGCGGCCCAGCGGAGTGCTGTCGATGGAGCAGATCCTGAAAAAAGAACAGCGTGCCGAGGTCCGTGACAGTCTTGCTGAGCAGTTCGGCGGCTCGATGAATACCGGGAAAATGATGGTGCTTGAGGCTGGCATGAAATTTCAGCCTGTGACCATGAACCCCGAAGATGCGCAGATGCTCCAGACGCGGGCCTTTAATATCGAGGAGATATGCCGATGGTTCAGGGTGTGGCCGGGACTGATTGGGCACAATGCCCAGGGACAGACCATGTGGGGCAGTGGGGTGGAGCAGATGCTGATCGGTTTTCTGACATTTTCACTGCGCCCCTGGCTGACCCGCATTGAACAGGCCATTCGCAGAAACCTGCTGGCACCCGGCGAGCGGAACCGCTATTTCGCGGAGTTCTCTATTGAAGGACTTCTGCGGGCAGACAGCGCGGCGCGGGCGGCTTTCTATTCGACAATGACACAGAACGGCATCATGACACGCAATGAAGCCAGGAAGAAAGAGAATCTGGCTCCACACGCCGGGGGCGATCAGCTTACGGTGCAGTCCAACCTGATGCCGCTTAACCAGCTCGGTGCCGGTGCGGAGAGTGAGTCTGCAAAAAACGCTTTACGGGAATGGCTGGGAATTAAATCAGAGGAGATGCCGGAATGTACCGGAAAAACACAGCAATGAAAGTAAAAGCTTTCGATTTCGACATAAAGGCCGTCAGTGATGATGGCCTTTTTTCCGGGTACGGATCCGTATTCGATGTGGTGGACAGCTACAACGAGGTGGTGGCACCCGGCGCATTTCTTGAAAGTATCGAAGAAACGCGGAGCAAGGGCCGCACTTTTCCGGTGCTGTGGCAACACCGGACCGGTGAGCCGATCGGTAACTGGGACATCAGCACCTTAAAAGAGGACGATCATGGCCTGTTTGGTGAGGGTGCGCTCTGGCTTGATGACGCTGCTTACGCTAAGACCGCCTGGCGGGGAATGAAGACCCGTGCCATTACCGGTCTCTCTATCGGCTATTACGTTCGCGAGTCTAATTACGACGAGAAGACCCGCGTCAGAACCCTGACAAAGCTTGATCTTGTCGAAATCTCGATCGTGACCGTGCCTGCGAATGATGATGCCCGGGTGGACATTATCAAGTCGAAGTTATCGCACGGCGATCTTCCTTCATTACCTGAATTTGAGAAGTTCCTGCGCGAGGCAGGTTTTTCGAAAACACAGTCTGCGGCGATCGCCTGCCGTGGTCTGACACATCTGCGTGGCCGGAGCGAGTCCGGGGGCGAAGACGGCGAAACCAAATCGGCTATTGCGGCAATGAGCCAGCAACTCAGCCAGTTCTCTCTCCCTAAAATCCAGTAAGGAATCACTATGTACCAGAAAAAATCCGCCGACGATCAGCCCCAGAGCATCAGTGAAGTTTCGGCCAAGCTCTCCGAGGTCATGAATCAGGTAAAAACCTTCGGCGAAGACGTTCAGAAGAAAATGCAGTCAGGTGAAAACGTTACGTTTGAACTTAAACAAATGACGGATAAAAGCCTGACTGAAATGAACGAGCTCAAAGAGCGTCTGACCGAGCTGGAGCAGAAAGGTGCCCGCCGGCCGGGTGATGAACCGGCGCAGCGAAAATCCCTGGGTAGCCTGGTTATTGAAAGCGACTCGTATAAAGGTATGGACAGCTCCGCACGCAAAAGCATTCGCGTCAGGCTTGAGCGCAAGGACATTATGAACGTGCCTGCCACCACCGGTACCGGGGCCAGCGCGACGAACAGTCTGGTTATTGCGGATCGTATTCAGGGCATTGTTGCGCCGCCTGAGCGCACCATGACCATCCGCGACCTGCTCATCCCGGGCAATACTGCATCGAATGGCGTTGAATTCGTCCAGGAGACGGGATTCACCAACAATGCCGCGACAGTGCCGGAGGGTGGACTTAAACCCAAATCCGATATCCAGTTTGAACTGAAAAACGCGCCGGTGCGCACCATCGCCCATCACTTCAAGGCATCGCGCCAGATCCTTGATGATGCGCCGGGGCTGGCCAGCTATATCGACGGCCGCGCCCAGTACGGGCTGCGCTTTAAAGAAGAACAGCAGTTGCTTAACGGTGACGGCACAGGGGCGAATATTCTGGGCATTCTTCCGCAGGCGGCGGAGTTTGCACCCGCCATCAGCGTGGCAGGTGCCACCCCGATTGACCGTCTGCGTCTGGCGGTTCTTCAGGCGGTACTGGCGGAATATCCGTCCTCGGGCTTTGTCCTCAATCCCATCGACTGGGCGGGCATTGAGCTGACGAAAGATAACGAAGGCCGTTACATCATCGCGCAGCCGGTCAATGGAGGTGTGCCGCGCATCTGGGGGCTTCCGGTTGTCGAAACCCAGGCGATGGCGCAGAACAACTTCCTTACCGGTGCGTTTAACATGGCGGCGCAAATCTTTGACCGCACCGAAATTGAAGTACTTCTTTCGACGGAGAACGAAGACGACTTCATCCGCAACATGGTGACTATTCTCGCAGAAGAACGGCTGGCCATGGCGGTTTACCGTCCTGAAGCGTTTGTCACCGGCGCTGTCATGTCGGCTGGTTCCTGAGGCAGGGGCCGCTACGGCGGCCCTTTTTTAGATAAGGAGTAAGTCATGAGAGCGAGTAAAAAAAACGATACCGGCAAAGCTGCTGACGATCAGGAGCAACTGAATGAAAAAGCAGTTAAACCCGGGTTTGTTTCCGTCCAGCCTTTACGCCGTTTCATGGACGGCACCACTTTTCGCTCACCTTCGGATGATGCGTTTACAGTAACGCGGCAACGCGCGGCAGAGCTTGCGGCAAATGGGCTGGTGGTCATAGTGACTGACCTTACGGAAAACAAAATGAATCCTCAGCCGGATTCAAAGGGGTAAGTGCCATGACTGTTGTCCGGATTGAAACCGCGCTTGAGCATCTCAGACTGGATGAGGACACAGATAAGGCCATGGTCGAAATCTATCTCAGTGCAGCTGAAGATGCAGCGATGCAGTTTCTCAACCGACAGTTTTATGCGGACGAAACAGCGCTGGCCAGTGCAGTGATGTCCGGAAAAGCGGGGGAAAAGCCCATGATCATCGCGCCATCTATTGAGAGTGCCGTGCTTCTTATTCTTGGCTGGCTGTATGAAAGCCGCGGTGATGATCCTGGCGGCGACTTTCCCAAATCTGCACGCTGGCTGCTGAACCCCTGGCGTGTTGATATGGGTGTCTGAAAGGAGACGGGTATGAAAATTGGTCCAATGCGACACCGTGTCACCGTCAGTAATTTTACCACCACGAGATCGCCTTCAGGTCAGCCTGTAGAAAACTGGGCTGACGGTGCGACCGTATGGGCTGATGTTAAGGGGATCAGCGGGCGCGAAATCATGACTGCCGGCGCAGAACATGCTGAAGCTACTGTCCGCGTCTGGATCCGTTACCGCCGGGATATCAGTGCCTCATCACGCCTTAAGGTGCTTAGCGGCCCGTTTAAGGGGGCGGTGCTGATGGTGACCGGTCCTCCGCTGCCCGACAGCAAAGGAACGCGGCTTGAAATACTCTGCAAACTCGGGAGCGAAAAATGATTGATGTGAATCTCGATTTTTCCGGGCTGGAGGATATTGCCCGCGACCTTGAAACCCTGAGCCGGGCCGAAAATAACAAGGTGCTACGCGATGCCACGCGCGCGGGTGCTGATGTTCTAAAGGATGAAGTGGCCAACCGTGCGCCTGTACGTACCGGAAAATTGAAAAAAAACATTGTCGTTGTTACACAGAAAGGCCGTAAAAAAGGCGAGATCACTTCAGGCATTCATATTCGGGGTGTAAACCTCCAGACCGGCAATAGTGATAACACGATGAAGACTTCCGATCCCCGAAACGCCTTTTACTGGCGATTTGTGGAGCTGGGTACTGTGGATATGCCAGCCCATCCCTTTGTCAGACCAGCTTATGACACCAGAGAGGAAGAGGTGGCAAAGGTCGTCTTTGACAGAATGAATAGTGCTATTGATGAGGTATTGAGCAAATGACGGAAGCCGATCTTTACCCGCTCTTATCAGCCTTGGCGGACGGGCAGGTTTACCCTTATGTCGCACCACTCAGCGATAACGGGCAGCCGTCGATCTCTCCGCCATGGGTGATCTTCTCCCTGGTCTCTGATGTTTCGACTGATGTGCTGTGCGGTCAGGCGGAATCCAGCACATCAGTGCAGATCGATGTTTACTCACTGACCATTGAGGAAGCCAGATCCATTCGTGATCAGGCACTGGAGGCGGTTAAGATCCTGACCCCGACTGAAATAACGAACATTCCCGGTTACGAGCCAGATTTCCGGCTTTATCGCGCCACGCTTGAATTTCGGGTCACATCCTGAAACGTTAATCACCCTGAACAACCCGCTCCGGCGGGTTTTGCTTTTATGGAGACAGCCATGTCCTCTTTGTATGAAAAATCGCAAAACACCAAAATCCTGATCACTGAAGTTCCCGCAACCAAAGACACGCTTAAAACCGCTAAATTTCTCGATCTGAGCTGCACGCTTAAAGAGGTGCAGTTTACCGGCGGTCAGAAACAGGATATCGACACCACGACGTTCTGTTCAGAAGAGCAGGAAAATACCAACGGCCTGCCAGCTCCGTCTGAAATTTCCATGTCGGGAAACTTCTACCGAAACCCGGCACAGGATGCGCTGCGGACGGCCTACGACAATGATACGACCTATGGCTTTCAGGTCATCTTCCCGTCCGGTAAAGGGTATAAGTTCCTGGCCGAAGTGCGACAGCATACCTGGTCATCCGGTACTAATGGCGTGGTAGCCGCCACGTTCTCCCTGCGCCTGAAAGGCAAACCTGAAAACATCGAGTCCGGCTCGTAAGGAAAAACATGACATCGCTTAAAGAACGCGCCCTGGCTAAAGACTCGGGCTTTCGCTTTAAAGAAACCACCGTGCCTGAGTGGGATAACGCCAAGGTCGTACTGCGAGAACCTTCCGGCGAAGGCTGGTTACGCTGGCAGGAGATCGTCAGATCAGGCAGTGACGACGAGGAAATTTCAGTATCTGAACGGGCTCACCGTAACCTGTGCGCGGATGTCGTGCTGTTTATTGATGTCCTCTGCGATACGGACAAGCAACCAGTATTCGGACCTGAAGATGTAGAGCAGGTGCGGGCGATTTACGGCCCAATCCATGCGCGCCTGCTCAAGCAAGGCCTTGATCTCATCAGCACTGCGGACGATGCACGGGAAAAGTCGCTACCCCCGGCGTAAAATTCCTGATGTCGCTGGCGCTCCGGCTGGGGCGCACGCTGGCTGAACTGCGTCAAAGCATGACCGCCAGCGAGCTGCTGATGTGGATCGAGTATGACCGACAAAGTCCGATTGGTGATGTTCGCGGCGACATACAGACCGCGCAGATTACATCTGCTGTATTTGGTGCACAGGGGGTAAAAGTGTCTTTGAATGATGCTCTTTTGCAATGGTCCGAAGATCAGCAGGAAGAGGAAGAAGATCCGTTTGCAAGTCTTGAGGTAGCTTTAAACGCCGCTTCAATGTGATACAACCTTTCATTGATGTTAGAATGGCATAAATGTGGCAAGCGGAGATAGTTACAGTGAATAAAGCTATTATTCTTCTATCATTTTTAGTTCTTTTCGGGTGTAAACCCAAAGATGAACCTAAAACTTTAGAAAGTAAAAATGATGTGCAGAAAAAAGAGGAAAAGCCCGAGTACCTTGATTGGAAAAAGAGGATATCCTTCGCTGAAAATATTTTGAACCATAGCTTAGGTACAGGTGCTATTAATATTTCCTTTGACTCTTTTTATAAATATGTTGGTGAAAATGATGGTTATGTCTGTGGTAAGGTGAAATGGACGGATACATACAGGCAGACAGAAATGGATAATTACTACTACGTCTACATGTCTTTTTTTGATGGGAAAGTTTCTAGCCATAGTGATCCTATGGTCTTTGATGTTAGCCAAGAATATCCTCTCAAGAAATACAAGATGTTTTGCTCTTTGAATTAAAAAACTCATTTTGAACTCAAGGTCACTAATGTGGCCTTTTTTTTGGTGATAATTATGGCAACCCTTCGCGAATTAATTATTAAAATTTCTGCTAACTCTCAGTCATTTCAGACTGAAATTGCGCGCGCTTCACGTATGGGCCAGGATTATTATCGAACCATGCAAAATGGTGGGCGCCAGTCTGCCCTCGCTGCACGCGAAAGTGAAAAAGCGTTATCCGATTTAACAGAAGGCTTTTCATCTGCGGGTAAAGCGGCGGCGGCGGCTGGTGCTGCATTTGCTACAGGCAAACTTGTGCAAATGGCTGACGAGTGGAATTCAGTAAATGCTCGCCTTAAACAGGCGTCGTCCTCAACAGATGATTTTGCTGTTTCGCAGCGCATTCTGATGGAGATTAGTCAACGCACTGGTACAGCATTCAGTGATAATGCAAATTTGTACTCGCGTGCAGCAGCCTCAATGCGTGAATTCGGCTATAGCTCAGATGAAGTCCTTAAAATAACAGAAGCTGTTTCAACGGGTTTAAAAATTTCAGGCGCAAGTTCAGGTGAAGCCGGATCTGTCATAACTCAATTTAGTCAGGCTCTGGCCCAGGGCGTTTTACGCGGTGAAGAATTTAATGCTGTAAATGAAGCCGGAGATCGGGTCATTCGTGCGCTTGCTGCGGGCATGGGGGTCGCCAGAAAAGATTTAAAAGGAATGGCCGATCAAGGCAAGCTTACCATTGATAAAGTCGTGCCTGCACTTATTAGCCAACTTGATACTCTTCGCGCTGAGTACTCAACATTGCCACAAACTGTTTCAGGATCAGTACAGAAGGTCACCAACTCCTTTATGGCCTGGGTGGGTGGCGTCAATCAGGCCACCGGTGCTACCGAATCACTTTCAGGTGGGCTTGATGGTGTAGCCGGAATGCTCGATAACCTTACATCTTCTGCCGTCACGGGTGCCCTGAATGATGTTGCTAATAATATGTCAACGATCACAACCGTGGCTGGGGGGCTGGTTGGTGTAGGGCTTGCTAAATATTTTGGCGGTATCGTTTCGAGCGCAACGAGCGCCACATCCGCGCTTATTTCTGCTGCAAAAGCAGAGGTTTCTCTGGCCGTGGCTCAAGATAAGGGCGCGCAGTCAGCCATCGCCGCTTCCCGTGCCGATGTTTATCGTGCTCAGCAAAATCTTCAGTACTCAAAAAGTGCTGAAGTGCAAGCCGCTCAGCAGGAAAAAATTGCGGCTGCGGGTGCAAAAGTAACCGTTGCCCAGACAAGGCTTACAACAGCATTAGCAAGCGGCACTGCTATAGAAAAAGTTCGCGCCAGAGCAGCCCTTGAACGAGCTCAAGCGGGTCTGGTAGCAGCCAGGAATAATGATGCGCAGGCGGCCGCAGAAAGGCGACTTGCAGCAGCTCAGGCTACGCTGGGCCGCAATATAGCAAACCGTGTTAACACCCAAAACAATCTTAATAGTGTTACGTCAGTTGGCACCCGTATTATGGGGGGCATGCTTGGCTTAGTGGGAGGTCTCCCTGGGGTTATCATGCTTGGTGCGGGTGCATGGTATGCATGGTACCAGAATCAGGAACAGGTAAGAAAATCAGCGCAGGAATACGCTTCGCAGCTGGATGAAATTAGAGAAAAAATTCCTGCCATGACACTGCCCGACGCAGAAGCAAACAGGAAAAGCCTGGTTGGCGCATATCAGGAACAGCAACGCCTCGCCAGAGTCCAGGAAGAAGGTATAGCGAAATTAAAAAAACAAATTGATGATGTCAATAAAGCAAGAACCCAACCAGGTATTAATCAGGATAATGATCTTAATATTTCAAAAGCTATTTCCACCCTGACTGATGAGATTGCTATTGAAGAAGAAAAACTTCTTCAAATTCGTGAAAAATCTCAGTCAATTCTAAATGCTCAGGAAGAAAATAACCGGCATCTGAATGACTTAATCAAAGAGCGGGCATGGCGTCAAAATGCTGAATACCAATCGTTACTTAATATGAATGGTCAGTATACAGAATTTAACCGATTGCTCGGGCTTGGAAACAGCTTACTAATGGTTCGGCAGAATGCTGTAAATTTTCCTCTACGGATGCCAGAGGTTAAGCTTGATCAAAAGCAAAATGATGCACTTGAAAAAAGCCGCCGGGATTTAGCTTTATCCAAATTAAAAGGCGAGGAAAAAGAAAGAGCGAGGCTTGGATATGCTGCTGATGATCTTGGTCTTAAAAATGAACCTCAGTTCCAGACAGGGCGACAAGAACTCATCAACAATGGTCTTAAAGAATGGAGAAATATCGAAGCCAACAAGCCAGCAAAAAAAGGCCCAAAATCTGATGCTGAAAAAGCGGTTGATACCTATGACCGACTCATCAAGCAGCAAAAAGAGCAGATCGCGCTCGAAGGACAGAATACCGAACTGGCGAAAGTGAAATATCAGGTCAGTCAGGGGGAGCTGGCAACGCTCAGCCAGGCGCAAAAAGCCGATCTGATGCGCAATGCCGCGCTTATCGATCAGGTTAAATTACGCGAGCAACTCCGCAACTACGAAGCGAACCTTGCCGACAGCAACGCCAGCGCGCGCGCCGCGAATGAGGCCCAGCTTACCGGCTACGGCCAGGGAACCCGGTTTCGTGAACGTATGCAGGAGCAGTTCAATATCCGTAAGGAGTTTGAGCAGAAGAATACTGATCTACTCAGGGACAAACAGGCGGGGCATCTTGAGGAGGACGCATATCAGCAGCAACTGGCGCTTAACCGGCGTTATCTTAATGAACGCCTGCGCGATCAGCAGGGTTTTTACAGCGCCTCAGACGCACAGCGTAACGACTGGTTCAGCGGACTGAGCGAAGGTTACGCCAACTGGGCAGATGAAGCGACGAACTATTCCGCTCTGGCGGCCGAGGGCATGAGGCAGGCCATGGATGGTGCTGTTTCCAGCGTGACCGATATGCTCAATGGCAATGTATCGGGCTGGAAAGACTGGGGCGTCAGCGTGCTGAAGATTGTCCAGAACGTGCTGGTGAACATGGCGATGGCGAATGCCGCCAGCTCCATCGGGTCGTTGTTCAGCTTCGGCGCATCCTCTGCGGCAGGCAGCAGCGGAACCGCCATTCAGAGCGCTGGAGCGAATTTCAAATTTAACGCCAAAGGTGATGTTTATGACTCCCCGACGCTCAGCGCCTACACCAACGGGGTGTACAGCACACCGCAGTATTTTGCGTTTGCCAAAGGCGCGGGCGTGTTTGGCGAGGCCGGGCCGGAGGCGATTATGCCGCTCACGCGCGCGGCGGATGGTTCGCTCGGTGTGCGTGCGATGGGCGGGGTACAAACCGAACGCGGCACGCCCTCCATCACCATCGGGGATATCAACATTAACTCACAGTCACAGCAGCCGGTCAGCCAGGGCGCGGCCAGCGCGGCCGGTCGTCAGCTGACGGATGCCATCCTGCGCATGGTAAATGAAGAGGTCAGCCGGCCGGGTACGCCGCTGTGGCGGGCCATTAAAGGAGTGTAAGCGTGGCGACAGAAACGTTTGAATGGTGTCCGCGCATCACGTCGCAGGTTGATATCACCCTGCGCACGCGAAAGGCGCAGTTCGGGGACGCGTATGCGCAGGTGGCCGGGGACGGCATTAACCCTAAGTTGCCGCAGTGGAGTGTGAGCTTTACCGGCGATGAAGATTATATCCTGGCGATAAAGGCATTCATCGAGCGGCACGGCGGGTGGAAATCGTTCCGCTGGAAACCCCCGCTCGAGCCGGAGGGGCTGTACCGCGCAGAAACCCTCCAGCTTTCGTCCCACGGCAATAACATTCACACCCTCAGCAGTACCTTCATACAGGCATATCACCCATGAGTATTTCATCTGACGTTCAGAAACTGGAGCCGGGCAGCCGCATCCGGCTGATTGAAGTGGACGGCTCCGCCTTCGGCGCGGGCATCCTGCGCTTTCATAAGGAGAACATCCCGCACACAGAAGCTGAGCTGGCGGCATCCGGCGGCGATGAGTCAACGCTGGAAGCAAAGTCCGTCTGGTGGCAGGGCGAGGAATACGGGGCCTGGCCGTTTGAGCTGGAAGGGATTTCCGTCAGCAGCGACGGGCAGAGCGCCCGGCCAAAGCTGACCGTTGCCAACATCAACGGCAGGATCGGTGCGCTGTGCCGCCGTTTTCAGGGTATGGCGCGGGCGAAGGTGATTATTCACGACACCTTTGTGCATTACCTCGATGCGCGTAATTTCCCTGAAGGTAACGCGGATGCCAATCCGCTGGAAGAGCGTAAGCAGGTGTTTTATGTGGATCGCAAATCCGGCGGTGACGATGAAACCGTGGAGTTCGAACTTTCCAGCCCTGCCGATCTGCGCGGCCAGCAAATCCCGACGCGCCAGATCCAGCCGCTCTGCACCTGGTGCATGCGGGGGTGGTACAAAACCGGGAACGGCTGCGCCTACGCCGGGCAAAATGGCTGGTTCGATAAGGACGGTAAACCGGTGGACGATCCGGCGCTGGATGTCTGCTCCGGCCTGCTGTCCACAGGCTGTAAACCGCGCTTTGGCGAGAATGAACCGCTGGACTTCGGCGGTTTTCCCGGTGCATCCCTGCTCAGGAGCTGATGATGAAAGATAAAACGATCAGTTCCATCCTGGCGCATGCTGAGGCGGTTTTCCCTGATGAATGCTGCGGGCTGGTCATTCAGAAGGGCCGCGTCGAGAAGTACATTCCCTGTGAAAACCGGGCCGCATCGCCTGATGAACAGTTTGAGATCGCTCCAGAAGATTACGCCGGTGCTGAGGATCAGGGTACTGTGGTTGCGGTGGTACACAGCCATCCCGGCGACGGCGCAACCACCCAGCCGAGCGAGCTGGACATGCTGATGTGCGATGCCACGGAAATACCCTGGGTCATTGTTTCCTGGCCGGAAGGCGATATCAGAACGATTATGCCGCGTGGTGAACGCCCGCTTACGGGCCGCCAGTTCGTGCTGGGTCACGCCGACTGCTGGTCGCTGCTGATGGACTATTTCCGCACTGAGCACGGCATCGCACTGCCCAACTACAGCGTGGAGCGCCACTGGTGGGAGCAGGGCGAAAACCTCTATATGGATAACTGGCACGACTGCGGCTTTCGCGAGTTCGACGGCCCGCCGCAACCCGGCGATGTGGTGATCATGCAGGTCCAGTCACCGGTACCGAACCATGCCGGTGTCCTGCTGGAAGGCAACATGCTGTTGCACCACATGTACGGCCAACTGAGTCAGCGGGTGCCGTATGGCGGCTATTACCTCGATCGCACCATCAAAATTGTGCGCCATAAGGAACTGTTAAATGCAGAACACGACAGTGATTAAACTCAGCGGCTCAATGGCGCAGCGCTTGGGCCGCACGCATTACCGCGTTCTTGATTCGTCCCGTGAGGTCTTTCGTGCGCTGTCGGCCACCCTTGACGGCTTTGATGCTTGGCTGCGGGATGCACGCGCAAAAGGCCTGGATTTTGTCATCTTCCGCGACCGCCGGAACATCGGGCAGGACGAGTTTGAAATGGTCAGTGCCGGGAGTGAACTGCGGATCATTCCGGTGATACGTGGTAGCAAGCGGGCTGGTATATTCCAGACCATACTTGGTGCAGTGATGGTGGTTGGCGGAATTGTGGCTTCTCCGTTTACGGGAGGATCTTCACTTTCAATCGCCTGGGCAGGTCGCGCGATGATGGTGGGAGGCGTTATCCAGATGCTTTCTCCACAGCCCGCTGGTCTGCGTATGCGGCAGGATCCGGATAATAAACCTTCGTATGCCTTCGGTGGCCCGGTAAATACCACGGCTGCCGGGAATCCTGTTCCGCTTCTCTACGGTCGGCGCGATATCGGCGGCGCGATTATTTCGGCGGGCATTTACGCCGAAGACCAGCAGTAGACCAGCAACGGAATCTTTCAGTTACCACGGCCGCCTTTATGGCGGCTTTTTTTATGGATGCGATATGGCAACGATTATTGGTGCAAAGGGTGGCAGTAAGCAGGGGCATACGCCGGTCGAATCCCCGGACAGCATTCAGTCTATTGCCCGCGCAAAAATGCTTATCGCCCTGGGCGAAGGAGAATATGCGGGCGGGCTTGACGGAAAAACAATTTTTCTCGGTGATGGCACCTCTTACACGCCGCTGCTAAATACCGACGGCTTAGAAAACTTTCCCGGTGTGGTGTGGGAGTTTCGTTCCGGTACACAGGACCAGACTTATATTCAGGGTTTTCCGGGCATTGAAAACGAGCTGCAGATCTCTCAGATACTGAAGCAGAATGTGCCGTATGTGCGTGCCATCTCTAATACGCAGCTGTCCGCTGTCCGCGTGCGCGTCGGCTGGGAAACCCTGCTCTGGCAGAAGGACAATGGCGATAAGGTTGGTACCCGCGTGGAGTACGCCATCGATCTGTCTGTTGATGGCGGCGTGTACCAGACCGTGCTGAATGGAATTGTGGATGATAAGTCCACCACGCTTTATGAGCGCAGCCACCGCGTTAATCTGCCCAAAGCCACAACCGGCTGGCAGCTACGCATCCGCCGCATTACGGCTGATGCTGCGTCAGTGAATATAGTGGACACGATGAAGGTTCAGGCCATTACTGAAATCATCGATGCCAAATTGCGTTACCCCCATACTGCGTTGCTGTACATCGAATTTGATGCAAAACAGTTTCCGAACGGTATTCCGCAGGTGGTGTGCTGCCCGAAAGGGCGCATTATTCGCGTACCGGACACCTACGATCCGGTAACGCGTGGTTACAGTGGTACCTGGACCGGGGCGTTTAAGTGGGCGTGGACCGATAACCCGGCATGGATTTTTTACGATCTTATCCTGAATGAGCGCTTCGGACTCGGCCAGCGTATCACCGCCGATCAGGTTGATCGCTGGGAACTGTACCGCATTGCCCAGTATTGCGACCAACCGGTACCTGACGGTAAAGGTGGTACCGGCATGGAGCCGCGGTTCCGCTGTAACGTTTATATTCAGGATCGTGCTGAAGCCTGGACGGTGCTCCGCGACCTGGCCGGTATTTTCCGTGGGATGACCTACTGGGGAGACAACCGTTTATACGTGCTGGCAGATATGCCGCGCGATATCTGGCACGTTTATAACCATGCCAGTGTGGTCGACGGTAAATTCACCTTCTCCGATCCGAGCGAAACCACCCGCTATACCTCGGCTATGGTCAACTGGTCAGATCCGCAAAACCATTATAAAGACACGCCGGAAGTGGTGTACGACAACGATCTTTCGATGCGGTATGACTTCCGCCAGATGGAAATGACGGCTATTGGCTGTGACCGACAGTCCGAGGCGAACCGCCGCGGGCGCTGGGTGCTGCTGACGAACGGGGGCGGGGAAGTTGCGTCCTTTGCCACCGGGCTGGACGTGCCGCCGGTGGGCGAGGTTATCGGCATCGCGGCGAACGAACTGGCCGGGCGGATCATCGGCGGGCGCGTCAGCGCAGTGAATGGGCGTAATATCACGCTTGATCGCATCGCTGATATCAAACCTGGCGATCGTCTGTTCGTGAACCTGCCGTCCGGTCCGGCGCAGGCGCGCACGGTTCAGGCAGTAAACGGTAAAACCGTGACCGTGACTACCGGCTGGAGCGAGACGCCGGAAGCGGAAACTAACTGGGCGGTTGAAGCCGACGATCTGTATATTGCCCTGTTCCGCGTGACGGGCGTCAGTGATAACAATGACGGCACCTATGCTATCACCGGCACCACCTACAACCCTGACACGTATCCTGCCATCGATCACGGCACCCGTCTGGATGAGCGCCCGATCAGTGTCATTCCGCCGGGCGTTCAGGGTCCGCCGGTGAATATGACGGTTGACAGCTATTCCAGCGTGAGTCAGGGCATTGCCATCACCACCCTGCGCGCGTCGTGGGAAGCTGTGACCGGTGCTGTGGCCTATGAAGCTGAATGGCGTAAGGACTCCGGGAACTGGGTAAGCGTGCCGCGCACCTCCTCGCTGGGCTTTGAGGTGCCTGCCATTTATTCAGGCCGCTATCTGGTCCGGGTGCGGGCAGTCAATGCCAGCGATGTATCATCAGTCTGGGCCTTTAGCCCCGAAACTATCCTCACGGGTAAAACCGGCGCACCACCGAAACCGGAAGGTCTGCGTACACAGGGGATCGTCTTTGGGGTGGTGCTGAACTGGGATTTCCCTGTCGGTACCGGAGATACGCTCAAAACTGAGATCCAGTACAGCGCGACTGCAACCGGCACAAATCCGCTGTTGCTTGCTGATGTGCCGTACCCGCAAAAGACTTACCAGCAGCTCGGCCTGAAATTCGGCGTCACGTTCTGGTACCGCGCGCGGCTGGTGGACAAAACCGGAAACCAGAGCGCGTGGACTGGCTGGGTCAGCGGTATGCCGGCTGATAATGTTGCTGACTATATCGACAACATGGACGAAGCGATCCGCGACACCGACACGTACAAAGAGCTGGACAAGTCGATCCAGGACAACGTTAACGCCATTCAGAAAGAAGTTTCTGACCGCTCGGCTGCCATCACCAAAGAGGCCACTGACCGCGCGAAGGCTATCTCACAAGAAACCTCGGCACGAGCGCAGGCGCTGACCAAAGAAGCTGGCGACCGCACAGCAGCGATCGCGGCGGAGGCAACCGCGCGCGCACAGCAGGACCAGAAAGTGGCAGCGGATGCCGCCAATGGTTTGCTTAATGAGAAACTGACGCGCGAAGCGGCGATCTCTGAAACTAACCTGATTATTCAGAACAAAACGGACTCGCTGGCGCAGTCAATCGCACAGGTGACAGCCGGCAGCGGCACACAGTTCGATTCACTGAAAATCTGGCATTTTAACTCTGCGGGCGCTGAGGGCTGGACCGGGAACGGTACGCCGACGGTGGTCGATAACTGTTTGCGTCCGGCGAACCATGCCAGTAACCCGTATGTTGTTTCTCCGGCATCGCTGGCTGTGGACGCGGCGTCATACCGCTTCGTGAAACTGCGTATCAGGAAGGTGGGCAAACCAGCCTGGCGGGGCCAGTTGCGCTGGCGTGATACGGCGGCGTTTAACGACACGAATATGGTAACGCTGCCGGAGCCGTCATTTGATGCCGGTGGGGTGGCCACAATTGATTTCAGCGATATCAAGTGGAATACCCTGGCGAACGTGGCCCAGATCCGCCTGGATATTGGTGCAACACAGACGGCCAGCGATTATTTTCTGATTGACTGGGTAGCGGTCGGGCGCCCGGCACCGGGTGCAAGTACGGCTGCACTGGAAGATGAGTCTACCGCGCGTATTTCGGCAGACGCTGCGGAGGCCACGGCACGTAACACGCTCGCGGCCCAGCTGCGCGGCGGTAACGACGGTACCGATCCGTCTAAACTGAACAGTGGCCTGATTTACAACGAACGTCAGGTGCGCATCACTGCGGAGAAAGCCATCGCTGAAGACGTTGACGCGCTGGAGGCGAACTTCAACAGCAACAAGGCGGCGGTACAGCAGTCGCTGAAAACGCTGACCGATTTCCAGACGTCACAGGGTCAGGTGATCACGAAAGTTAGCGCGTCACTGAAGTATGCGAATATTGACGCTGCGAACATGCTGACTAACGGATCGTTTGAGTCTGATTTTGATTATTGGGATGACCGGGCCAATCGTCAGGTTCAGAGCATCATCAACGGTGGATCGTATAACGGCGATAAGGTGCTCCGGTTTTCGGCTTACCCTAACGGGACATCTTCAGTAATTCAGCGCGGAATAATTCTGCTTAAAGGCCGCACTTATCGCATTTCAGCGATGTGCAAATTCTCCGCTGATGCGGTTGATGCCGGTACTGGAAACACTAAGCTGGCGCTGCGAAATAATGCAAGTGATGCATTAATCGCCGCCGCCGCCTTTGGTGCTAACGAGAATCCTTTGCCTACTGCCTGGGTAGAGCGTGGATTTGATTATAAAGTCGGTGCGTCCGATATTGTGGCGAAAATTTCTGTTGGCTCATATATCAGCGCCGGGACGATGGACATTGATTTTGTCCGGGTCATGGACATTACTGACGCAAAAGCTATCGAGACAAAAGCAGATGCTGGCGCACTGTCCACGCTGGACGGGAAAGTGAAGGTTATCGGTGATACGGTGGATGCTCAGGGCACCGCGCTGACGCAGGTTCAGGCGAGCATCGGACGCCGGACCGTATTCCGGGCTGTATCGGTCGGCAGTGGCGGTACAGGAGGAATAACAGCGGCCGGGATTTTCCGGGAGGATGGCACTAAAGCCGCAACACCATCACGCTCTTATATGCTCACGGTATTCTCAACGAATGCTGATGGCTCAACCACGCTTACCCGTACTAATTACGATCTTTATGGCAACGCCGCAGCGGCATCAGTAGCATTTAACGATGCGGTAGCGGCGCTGGCCAATGGGACGTATGTAGCGGTCACGACGTACGACGAGCCAAACGGCAGCAAGTCGCGGATTTATGACGCGATTGAAAGCCTGGGCGGCAGCCGTGAGGCGATGGATACGATGGTTTCCCGTAGCGCTTACATCCTGCTCGGCTGCAAGGGCATCGGGAAAGGCACCGGACAGGAGCTGGTCAGCCCGGTGGGCGGCTCGGCAGATGCGCGGGTAACTGCGGCGATTGAGTTTGTGAACGGGGTCATGCTCGGACTGGGCGCAGGTGCATCGGCAATTGCCAATGCTAATGCGTCAGCCACGAGCGCGCTTGACGCTAAAGTGACACAGCAGGGTAAAGATATCAGCACCCAGGCCGATGCGATTACCCAGCTAAAAACGGATGTGGGCGGAAAGGTCGGCCAGCTGGCATTCAACCAGCTGGGGCAGCGTGTTACAGAGACGGAAGAAAGCATTGAAAGCCAGCAGAAATCAATCAACGGGCTGACAACAAATCTCGGCAAGAAAGCCGATTCATCCGTTGTTACTGAGCTGTCCAACAGCGTTAATGGACGTATTGACAACATCTCACTCAAGACGACACGCATCGATCTGACCGGCCTCGACCAGGACACTTACTATGCCGTGACAATGACCCTTCCTTCTGGTGGGGATATTGCCAAATCGCCTTCGCGCATTCGCGTTGCGCGTCCGCTGACGAAAAGCTACGGCATTAAGCAGGCTGACGGGACATATAAAAATCCGGACTGGGCCACCCATGCCAATGGCTTTACCACGTCAATGGAATGGACAGCGATCGGCTCTGGTTACGGCGCTAATGACACTGAGCGCAACGTGTATGAATATCAGTTTCGCCCTAACTGGATTGTTGGCGGGGTCGCGCCGGTTGTTAACGTGGGCCAGATGGCTAACTCTTCAAACGAGTACATCTATCTGCGTGGAGGCTCTCAGTATGATGTGTCGACGTCCAACAACGTAACGCCAGTTTTACGAACTGATCCATTCACAGCAACCAGTCAGACAATCAGCCCTATACCCGTTGGTTCGTCGTCTGTCGTGGTGCCGACTACCATCCGGCAGGATATCGTAGCCAATGCGACGGCCACCACGGCGCTTAAGTCAACGATGAAGGATGCCGCTGCCGACACGGAAAATATGATTGCCAATGGCGGGGCAGAAAGCGGCCTTGAATTGTGGGAAGGTTCGCCGCAGCCTGCCGTGGTTTCGACCGCGCCTTACCTCGGCTTAAAGTGCTTTGAGTATTCCGGCACCCTGAACATGCTGATGTACCAGCGCGGCCTGACCATGCTGAAGGACAGAACGTACCGGATCTCAATGATGGCTAAGTTTTCCACGGATGCGAGCGTGGACGCTTCCAATGGATGGGGGAACACAAAAGCCAGCATTCGCAATGACGCTAACAACGCCTTTATTGCTGAGGTCCAGTTCAAAGGTAGTGGTTCATCTCCTGTTACTGCCTGGACTGAGTTCGCTTTCGAGTACAAGCCCGCTGGCGACATCATTACCCGGCTCGCCGTGTCTGCGTTGCTGAAAACCGGAAAGATGTGGATCGATAATATTCGCATTGAGGATGTTACTGATGCCAAAGCCAACGCCACCACAGCGTCGGCTCTCAGTCAGCTACAGACAAACGTTAAAGACCAGGGCGATACGCTGACGGCGCAGGCCAGGAGTCTCCAGTCTCTCAATACTAATCTTGGCGATAAAGCAGACGCCAGCGCGCTGACTCAGACCAACGCAGCGGTCACGCAGCAGGGTAAGGATATCAAAGCAACCACTGAGTCAGTAAATTTACTGAAAACGCGCGTGGAGGGCGCGGAATCTGGGCTGAATCAGACGTTTGAATCCATTGCGCAGGCCGGATTTACGCAGATGAGAGGGTTCTACGAGCAGCGCGCAGAAATTGTCACTAATACCACGAAAATCATCGCCTCCATCAACGAGGTGAATGTGACCATCGCGAATGAATCAGGCGCGGTGGCCCAGCAGATGAGCACGTTGCGGGCCAGTGTGGGGGATAATGCCGCGGCCATCCAGATGACGTCCTCCACGCTGGCAGATGTGTCCGGTAAGCTGTCGGCGCAGTGGGGCGTTAAGGTTCAGGTGGATGCGCAGGGCCGCTCTTATATTGCCGGTATTCAGCTGGGTATCGACGGTAATGGCTCATCTCAGTTTCTGATTGATGCCGACACGTTCGGGATTTACAACCCGAACGCAGCCGGTGGGCGGGTACTGGCGTTTGCAGTGAGTGGCGCGACTGCGTACCTGCGCACGGCGATGATTCAGGATGCGGCCATCGACAGCGCCAAGATAAAAAATGGTGCTATCGGACGCCTGCAAATTTCCGACACCATTTCATCTGACAATTTTAGTGAAAACAATTCCGGTCTGCGAATTGATTTCAGAAACGGCACTATACAGATGAATGGCAATGTGCCCGGTCAGGGACGAATGACCATCAGGAATAACCGGATTGAGGTTTATGACGGTAACGGAGTATTGCGCGTGCTGATTGGAGAGTATTAATGGCGTTCGGTATTCAGGTTAAATTAAAGAATGGTCAGGACCTTGTTACCCTGATAACGCCCATGTTTTATCTGGATTATATTACCAGTGGGTCAGGTTCTAAAAGTTATCAGGTTCCCTATAACAAGTTATTAAAGGTAATGACAACGGTAGAATTTAATAACGGAACGCCGACGGCATCAAAAGCCAGCATCTCAGGTAATACAGTTAATTACAGTGACGCTACCGGACAGCGTCCTGTCATTGTTTACGCGGAGTAATAACGTGTTTGGAGGAAAAATAATTGCGCCAGACGGCACGGTATGGCTTGCGCCGGACGTAACGCCGATGAATCTGGTAACGCGTGTGGATATCAATTTCAATACCCTTACAGCGGCCGGGAACTGGGTTTCGACGGGTGTGCCGGGCACCCTTCCAATTATGTATTTTTCTCGCTGCCTGAATGCTGACGTCGGAGTGGGTGTTGTGGCTGAAAACGTTAACGGCCAGTGGCGATTGTCTGTACGTGCTGCCCGAAATTATAACGGCACAAACCAGAATGTGACGTTCAGGTTTTATATATTCAGTAATTTTGTGCCTGACAATCAGACCACACATGGAATAAAGTTTTTCGATGCAGCAGGGCGGCTTACATGGACCTGCGACATGATACCGCTGCAGATGTTCAAAACCTCTATTGACTCATCCATTCCGAGGGTCGATGTGGGCTTTCTCGTTGCGACTATCCCGCAGTTTGTTAAACACAGCACAGAGTTTTATTCACCCGGCACGCCGCCTGTTTATATATTTTTCGACTGGGCATTTAAAGCATACGGCTCCGTTGTCGAGATGTCTCCGGTCCAGGACTATACAGCATCCTCTGACGTTGGCACGTCATTCGAATTCAGAGACTGCTTTTATATTAACGCTTCCATTTATGACATAGGATAAATTATGGCTACCATATCAGACGATTTGGCCGCATCGCTGACAAAAATTCTCCAGCTTGCCCAGCTCGATATTCAGAATCTGGACAAGTTGTTTAACGGTAATGGCGACGTGACCATTACCCGCGCCGACAGCTCAACTTTTACAGCGGCAACGTGGGCAAAGATGATGGCGGCCACAGTCGACAATATGAAAAAGCGGGGTAGTTTAGGAGTAAACAACCTTAATGAAATTAACGGCACATTAGACGGTTTCTGGACGCAAGGCGCGACGTCTAACGCCATCGCAAGCCGTAACTATCCAGAGCAAATTGCGGGTTCTTTGTTGGTGATGCAGAATGCAACAAATAATGCCGCTGGTTGTACTCAGATGTATTTTCCCCATAACAATAACAATTGTTATGTGAGGACCGGCATCGCCAGTGCAAGTGGCATTTCATCATGGACTGTCTGGCAAAAACTGGCCTTTACCAGCGACCCGGAATTTTTGGGAAAGGTTGCTATGCCGGGTGTAATGCATCTGAAAAAAGACAAGGTGATTCTGAAAGCCGGGGATGACAATACGTTCATTCTTACCGTCGGAGGTAATACTGACGTCTGTGCATGGAGCGGTAATGGCCTGTTTCTGCCGCAAACACTGGATGCTGTCAGAGGATTCAGGTCACACATGGGACTCGGCAGCGCCAGCGGGAATAACCTGTACTGCTACGGCTGGGATGGTTCGCGTATGGTCCTCTACGTTGACAATACGGCGGTAGGCTCCCTGAACACCAGCTCAACGTCAGACCGTGGGCTGAAGAAAGATATCGAGTATACCGTGCTGGATGACAGGCTGGTGGCGCTGGATGAGGTAATGCGCTGGGCTACAGCGACATTCAAAATGAAAGCACGTGGTGATGTTATTCCTGAGTCGCCTGAAATGTTGGGCTTTATCGCTAACGATTTGAAAGAGGTTAGTCCGGAGTGTGTTTCAGGGCAGGGGCTGGAAGAAGACGATGAGCCGGACCCACTAAAAGCGTACACGCTGGATCCGATTGCTATGATTGCAAAAATGACTATGGCAATGCAGGCACAGCAGGATCAGATAACTACCCTGCAAAACATGGTTAATGATTTGAAAGCTAAACTAGTTTCTAAGCAATAAGTCTGTTGATTATTTACCTTAGCTTTATAATTAAACAGCCAAAAATATGCAACCGTCCCTGGTAACTGAACATTTCAATTCAAAAATTAA